CCATTATGGGCTACGCAATGGGCCAGACTTCCGACGCTACCCGATCCGCCTACACACTGGCCTACAAGCAAATGCCGGGTGTTACGCCTGAAGATTTAACCACGCAACAGGTTATCAACATCCAGACTAATAACGGCAACGTGTACATCAACCGGGCCAATTTTTACGACGGGTTCGAGCGGGGCACGATGTTTAACGGTGGCTGGTTCGACGAAATCATCTATCTGGACAAGCTGGTTAATGAAATGCGCCTGAACGTGGCGGATTTACTGTTTCAGGTATCCAAAGTTCCTCAAACAGAAGAGGGCGTTAATCAGCTAATGGCCGTGATTGAAAGGGCCTGTCAGAAGTTTGTTCGGCTGGGCTTCATCGCTCCCGGTATCTGGAATGGTCAAAACATTCTGGCGCTGACTCAGGGGGACACGTTGAGCGCTGGGTATCTGGTGCAGTCTGACCCAATTGATGAGCAATCACCCGCTGATCGGGATGCCCGAAAATCGCCCAATATTTACGTGGCCGCAAAACTGGCCGGGGCTATTCAGTCCGTATTTATCCGCATCCAAGCGAACCGGTAAGGAGTTTAACCAATGCCCACGACCACCTACAGTTTTACAGACCATATCATTACTATCACCAGCCCGGTTTATAAGGCATACAGCCTGAACGGCCAAGGTCTAGGGGAAGTGAACATCAGTTATGCCAATGACAACACCATGCACGATAATTCCGCCGATGGCCAGGTTATGGTGTCTAAAATCATCAGCAACAACGGCACGGTAAACATGACACTTCAGCAAACCTCCGAGTTAAACAAATGGCTGTTTGGAGCTTTCAATAAACTTTATGCCTTGCCCTCCAATTTCTGGACAAGCATCAGCATTACGATTCGATCCATTGCCAGCGGGGACGTGGTGACCTGTACCGGCGTTTCGTTTACCAAGCGTTCCGATAAGCCGTATCAAGCCCAAGGCCAGATGATTACTTGGAATTTTATGGCCGCTAAAATCGACATGCTGGGCACCTTGGCGCAAGGTCTGGCCCAAACTACCGTCAGCGGCTCAATCGTTAATAACACCATTTAGGGGGTTTTGTGAATCAAGAGAAAGCCGTCAAAGTCGGCGCAAAAGACTTTATTATCCGAAAGTTCACACCCCAACTGGGTTGTTACTGGGTTTTCCAGCTGCTGGGCTCCCTTGCTTCCGGCATGGATGGCAAAGGCATGATGAGCGCCGTTCAGTCGTTCATGCAGATGACACCAGAGCGTTTCCAACAATTCCAAACTGATTGTTTGCAATTTGCTTTGTTCAAGAACGAAACCGGTATCCATTCAGTGATGAGCAGAGAAGGCTTTGTGGCCTATCCTGGTGAATTGACTGGGCCGGAGTTGTTCCAGCTGACCACCCACGCCTTTATGTACACGCTAATGGATTTTTTAGACCCCGCCCTGTTGGAGGGGCTGGGCAGCGAAATGTCTACGATATTCCCACAAACTGGGAAAGAGACCTCCTCTACCTCCCAGTCGCCAAAGGGTACTGGAAGCAAAAAGAACTCTGGGACGACACCTACACCATAACGGATTTTTTCGACATCGTGGAAGTGATAATTGCCGAGGAAACCCGCAAAGCCGAGATGATGAGCCAGTTTAAAGACATGGGGCCAATGCCGTGATTGACATAATCAAAGAATATCTTGTCTCTGTTGGCTTTGAAGTTGACAAAAAAGGCTTTTCTGAGGCGCAAAAGTCGTTTGATAAAATCGACAAGGCTATTAATAAAGTTATTAAAACCATTGGGGAAACAGAGGCATTCCAAAAGACTGGAAAACGCATCGTTGAGGTTTTTGGGGAAGTTGAGAAAAAAATCATAAAAACCCCTGTTGTCGGTAAAGTCGTTGAATGGGGTACTAAATTAACTACAGGCATTGGCGCAATCAAGCTTGCCATTGCTGGGGCCATAGCCGCCCTAATTGTTGCCATCACAGCAGCCACAGCCGTTTTCATGAGCAAGATGGCCGCTGTTGACATGCAGATCCAAAAGCTGGCCCTGTCCCTATTCACCACCACGCAGAACGCCAGATCCCTCAAAGCTGTCATGGATTCCATGGGCGTTGGCTCAATTGATGAATTACGAGCGGTTGCTTTAAACCCTGAGCTTCGGGCGCAGTTTATGAGCCTTCGCCGCACTGCCGCAGGGCTGGAAGGTGGAGTTGATGTTCAACAGGGCTTCCGTAATATCCGGTCGGCTGGACTGGAAACAAACCGGCTGGGCGTGATTATGAATTATCTCTGGCAGAACCTGGGCGGCAAGCTGGGCCATGTGTTGGCTGGGCCGCTCAAGGCGTTTGAAGAGTTTATGAGTAATTTTAATAAACTGCTCATTGAGAATATGCCCGCCATCACAGATACGATTGCCGGGTTGTTGGCCATTGGCGGAATCATCGTTGAGGCGTTTTTCAAACTACTGACAATTGTTACCAAGATTGCTTCCCTGTTTAACTGGGTTGGTAAACTGCTGGCCCTTGGGATTGAGATAATTTACGGGTCATTCTCCGGGAAGTTAGCGGCCAGTGGTACAAAAGCGGCTTTCAGCGCTGGTGTAAAAGCTGGACAGGATGCCGTTGAGGGTATAGGGAAATTCTTCTCAGGCGGCAACGGCGGGCATATTAGTAATCCACAAAACAAACCGCTTGGCTCGCATATTCCAGATTTTTTGAAAAACCTAGAGAAAAACGTAAAAGGAAGCTGGCATGTTACGTCAGGTATTCGACATCTTTACCCTCATGATGAAAATGCAACAGGGCACGGAAAAGGGCGAAAAGTTGACATAGGCTTCTTTGGGAAAGGTGGAATATTAGGGAAGTCGGACGAAGAAATTGCAAGCTTGATACACGGGCTTGTGATCAATCCCGGCTTTGAACACGCTTTTATGGAAGGTTTTAGCGCATCTCGCTTTGGGCAAGTTATGTCAAAGTACAAAGGCCTTTATGGTTCAACGCCCGGTAAAAATGTTCAAAACCTGAATAACCCAAACGCCTCCGGCCCTCATATTGACGTTTTGACAAAGAAACCAATTACCATCAGCATCAACATCAACGGCCCAATCAGCAAGGATAATATTCCCCGGCTGGCTAGTGCTATTGAGGAGAAGTTCCAGAACGCCATGAATATCCGAAGCAATACAGGCTCTTTTGCATAATGGCGACTAACTCAGGATCTCCCACTATAGCGCCTTTTATTTTGACAGGCGGCGCAAGTGTTGATGTTCCACCATCCCCACCACAGAAAAAAGCATCGCCTCCAACAGAATGGAGCCTTGTCGAGCCAACCGCCAGCGGGCAAGTGGTTTATACCTTCGATGCTTGGTTGCGCTTGAACCACGCCAACGCCATCACCACCACCCAGCACCCGGTACAATCCGGCGCCGACATCACCGATCATGCTTACGTCAACCCCAAGCGTTTTTCCTTTGACATCGGCGTTACAGACACGGTAGCCACTGGCCGCTTCTCAGCCAATCCAACCCGCTCCATTAACGCTTACAACACCATCCAGCAATTGCAAGCCCGCCGGGTACCGCTAACGCTGGTCAGCAAGTACGGCGTTTACGAGAATATCCTGATTGAATCGCTGGAAGCCTCAGACGATTACCAGACCAACACAGCGCTAAAAGCCACAATCAACCTGATTGAAATCATCATTGCTGATGTGCAGGTTTACAAGTTGAGCGCCGCACAGATGGCCACAGATGTTACCAACCGGGGAAACGTGCCAGCGCTGCCAGAATATGGAACGATTCAGTCCATTAAGTTGAAGCTGGAAGCATTGTTTCCGTTTATCAAGCTATGACGCAAATTAACATCACCAATCAGCCTAACCAGCGGTTCACAAGCCGCATCCCCTTAATTGGCCGGAATATCACGTTTAGCCTATTCGCCGTGTTCAACACCGTGGGCGGGTTTTGGCAACTGGATATTTCAGATGCTAATGGAAACCTACTGCTGAAAGCGCTTCCACTGGTGGCCACCTACCCGGTGGATCTGCTGTCTCCCTACAGTTACCTGAATATAGGCTCTCTGTATGTTTTACCGCTATCCAGCAATGCCCCTGATTATCCCGGTGCTACTGATTGGGGTAGTAACTTTACCCTTCTTTGGGAGTAGCCATGCTTTACGGGCGAAAATGGAACGTGACCGTTACCACCTACGGCGGGAACGTGATCACGCTACCAACGGACTTGCGGGTTGTGTTTTCTCTGGATCGAACCATCGGGCGGGAATATCAGTTCGGCTCAATTACGATTTACAACCTTTCACCGGCGACAGAACAGGACATTCTACAGAACGGTAAATCCGTGACGCTTGAAGCTGGCTATCAGGATGGCCCTTATGGCCTGATTTTTGATGCCAAGATTGTTCAGCCGGTTCGGGGCAAGGAAGATCAGACCACCTATTACATCAAGCTACTGTGCATCGATGGCGACATTCTGAACCTGGGTTTCTGCAATTTCACCCTACAGGCGGGGCAAACGTTACAGCAAATCGCCCAGCAAGTAGGCCGCTCCTCCACTGTTCCGTTTGATGTCCGGGTGGATGAATCGTTAAACCAACAAACCACGTTGCGAGCCAAAACCGTCACCGGTAAGCCGGGGGATGCGCTCCGTAATCTGGCGGTCAATAACAACGCCCTGTTATATGCCGATAACGGCACCGTCAACCTATCCGCCTTGAATCAAGGCCCGCCTGCTTCGGTTCCTGAACTGGATGTCACTAACGGACTGATCGGGATGCCGCAACAGGTGGATCAGGGTGTTGAAGTAACGTCCCTCATTAACCCGGATTTCAAGCTGAATAGCTGGTTCCATCTGGATAACAAGCGAGTCAATCAGGCTGAATTACCCATTGGTTCAGCCCTTGGAACCGCTTCGGCTTTGGTTCAACCGCTACTGGATCTGGACGGGTTATACCGAATCATCAGCATGACCATCGAGGGCGATACACGGGGGAATGACTGGTATTACAACATGCAGGGAATAGCGCAAACGGGGGTTTTACCTGCCATGCTGCTTGACCCGACACAGACAGGGCTTTAAATGGTAACGATTGTAGGCCAAGTATCAAACGAGGGTGAGCGTCCGTTAAATAACCTTGCTGAGCGCATTGCCGATCCCAACGAAGCCATTAAGCGGAATAATGACGCATTGAGCGCCGCTATCCGGGTGAGCCTGCCCGCCATTGTGGTCAGCTTCAATGCCGTCAAACAAACCATCAGCGCCCAGCCTGCTATCAAAGAAAAACGGGTAGACCGGGCTACGGGTTCTATTGAATGGGTAGCCTTGCCAGTTTTGCAGGATATTCCGGTTCAATTCCCCCAAGGCGGTGGGGTTGCGCTTACCTTTCCTCTGGCTCCCGGTGATGAGGTGCTACTGGTGTTTGCGGATTCCTGTATTGACTCCTGGCACCAGTTCGGAAATTTACAGCAATGGAATGACCGGCGCAGGCATGATTTATCCGATGCTTTTGCCATTCCGGGTATCAATAGCCAACCAGCCGTTATAACGGCATTTAACACCACCTCGGCAGAACTACGCACACTGGACGGGGTTTCTCGGGTTACGGTTGGCCCAAGTGGCGTAGGTGTTATAACGCCTGTTCTCAATATAGCGGCGGGGG